GACCAATTCTTTTTAGGATAAGCCGTTTGTGTCTGACCTAAAAACTTTGTTTGTGTTTTTGGAACATAATCGTGTTTACAAACCTGTACGGCATATTTGTCATCTCTTAACCGCCATAGTTCAGAAACATCAGCCTTCATCAACATATCACAATCCATAAACAATGCCCAACCTTGGTAGTTCATAAGATGTGGTATTATAAAACGACTAAAAGAAAATTCAGTAGAAGATAATTGATTTCGTTCTCTTATAAAATCATCTTTTATATTGTTTAAATAGATTGGTGTAATAGCAACTGGTTTAGTTGAGTTCTTTAATATACTATAACTTAATACATTAAATGCCACTTTTTCTTTATTATCGTACCCTATAAAAATATTAATCATTTTTTATCTTAGTTCCAGATGTTCTACGTTTAATATCGTTGTGGTTAAACTCTGCCCAATATAACTCAAATGCTACACCGTCTTCTATACCTTCAAATTGATGAATCTTACCTGGTTTAACCTGTGTAAAGTCACCTGGACCTAAAATAGTTTCATCAACAAGGCCTTGATCGTCTTGCCAAACTCTAACTATCATCTTTCCAGACTCTACAAAAAATCCGTTCCATTTAAATTTGTGTTCGTGTTCAGAACATTTATATCCTGCTTTGTATTCTATTCTATGAAATTCTAAAACTCCATTAGCGTGGATCAATTCTGTTTGACCCCATATTTTACCTGCTTTATTGCTCATTTTAACATCACTCCTGCGTCTTTCCTTGCTTTGCCTTTTAAATGGTCAGCATACTCACTCATTGGAGTATCTGGCCAAGGGTTACCTTGCTTTGTAAGCTTCGGTGCCAAATTGTATTGAGAATAACCTTCTAAGTTTTTCTTCCGTACACAATCCCATACATAACTATCGTGCCATTCTTTCTCTTGGAATAATAAATCTTTTGTATAGTGTTCTCTTAATTTATATATAAAGCTTTTAGTTGCCTCCATCCGTAGATTATATCCTACAAATCCACATTCACTATAGTAAGCCGGCCTGTCAATAAATGATATACATTGATCTTCGGGTAAAAATTTCTTAATAACCTCTTTTTCGGTTATTGTTTTTTTAAATACACTATCAGCGTCAATCCAAAACACATAATCATAATCACAATTTAACATCAAGTGAGTTTTAGCAAATATTTTATAAGAAAATCTAATTGCGTCTAATCTATAATTAGCTCCTTCAACAATCTTACTAGGATCATTTTTAGCTACACTATCTACATTCTTCTTGGTATTTCTTTCGATAAACTCCGACAATTCTGGATTTGTTTCGTGTATATCTCTAAACTTTATATTGTCGTTTTTAGGGTCTATTTTTGGTGTCCAACCCTCGTGGTACACATACAAATCAAATGGCCAATTGTATGTACTCATAAATCTATGAGCATAATAATCGTATAATTTTTTATTAAATGTCGTTACAAATGCTATTTTCATATCCTGCTCTCATTATATAATAACTGTCAATAATATCAGTTATTGGATTATTTAATTTTTCTTGGTCAAATACTTTCATCAAATTAATACCTTGTGTTGCTTTAAAGGTATCATACATCATCTGCTTATCAGCATTACCTTTACCTGTAGCAAACTTCTTAATAACACTTGGAACTATTGTTTTACAAGTGTATTTTTTTTGTAATCTATATTTAAGAATACCCCCATTTTCAGCAATTTGAAATATTGCTCGGCCTTTTGAACCGTAGGAATAACCTTCAATGAAAATGATTTTTTCTTCTTGTTTTTTATGTAGTGTTTCAAGGATATGTAACACCCAATCGGATAAGTTTTTAAATCTCTCAATAGGTCCATTATTTTCTTTAAGTCTATAACCAATCACATTCTCCATCATAATGCCTTCGTATTTTTTTTTACCTGTTAAGTAATAGAAATTACAATCACTGAAAGATGTTCCACCATTATTAGCAACACAAACAGCAGGACTATTTAAACTATAATCAATTCCAACTATCGTCCTCGGGGTCTTCGTTAATAGTTTCTTCTCTGTCAATGTTTTCAATTCTGTCTTCTTCATCATCCTCCAATTCAACCGCATAACCACAGAATGGACAGGTCATAGGTTCTAAGTCCTGAATATTAATGTCCCATTCTACGATATATTTAGTTTCGCAGGAAGAACAGTTTTTGTGAGATATTTCTTTTATCTTTTTATTTATCATTATAGTTTAAACTTTTTAAATTGATCTTTCTCTACGTCTTGTTTAATTCCACCAATTACATAGCTTTCAATTTCTGTTTCTTGTGGAGCAGTTTGACTTGATCTACTATTCAACCAATGGTCGACCCAAGGTAACGGATTTGTTTTTTGATTATATATAGGATTTAATTGTATAGCTTTCATTCTTCTATTTGCCATATACTCAACAAATTGGTGTAACAATTTTTCTGATAACCCAATCATTGAACCTTTTGAAAATAGATAAGTTGCCCATCTTTTTTCTTCACCAACAGCTTCTTCATACATCTTTAAAACTTCTTTTTCTGAATCTTTAATAACCTTTAACATTTCTTTATCGTTCTCGTGGTCTTTCCAGTTATTAATAATTCTTTGTGACATAGCCAAGTGTTGACTTTCATCTCTAGCAATAAATGAAATAATCTTTGCTGATCCTTCTAATAGTTTAAGTTCACCAAAAGCAAAACTACAAGCAAACGATACATAAAATCTTAAACCCTCTAATATATTAACTGATACCATAGCAAGGTATAATTTTTTCTTCAATTCATACATATCAACTTTATCAGGTGTAAGTGTCCATTGGTAACCCATTTTAATTAAATCATCATAGGTTTTTGTAACACTAGCCGCTCTTCTTTCAATTCTTTCATCTTCAAGTATGGTATCAAAAACTTCTCCTGGATCTGAATATAAATTTTTAATAACATATGTATAACTTCTACTATGTATAGTTTCAATAAAATCCCAAGTTACAATACAACCCTCTAGTTCAGGTAAAGAACAAAAAGGTAAAAAGGCTAAACAAGGTCCTCTACCTTGTACACTATCTAACATTGTTTGATATTTTAAATTAGATGTAAAGATAAATTTTTGTTGTTCAGTTAAATTTTGATAATCGTTTCTATCTTTCTGTAAAGATATTTCTTCAGGTCTCCAAAAGTAACCGAGTTGTTGTTGATTTAACTTATCAAAGATAGGATATTTCATATCATCATACCGTTGAACCGCCAAATCAGGTCCAAAAAACATCAACTGTTTTGTCGAATCTATCCCCTTTGTTTTGTTAAACACACTTTTTGCCATTACTTTTTCTCCTTTTCGATATTATTAATTCCGTAAAAAAATTCTGTGTCATCACCAAATGTTGTTTTCTCTTTATCTTCCACTGAATATTCAATAGATGATACTTTAAAATCTGGAAACTTTAAAGTTTTAGGCGTATATGATTTATCTAATATCAGCATACGATTATTTGGTTGAGCTGCGAAGTACCCATTGTTTAATTTTAATATATTAAAAGACTTATGTTGTGTTGGCGCCTCGCTAAAAGTTGTGTTTAATCTATTACTATCTGGATTACAACTATCTATTGTAAACATATAAATTCCTTCGTGCCATTTTTTACTTGGAGAAAAATACTTTGATCTTTGCCCTTTGAGTAATCTTTTTTCAATAACTGTAATATCATAACTGAAACAATCCCATAATTCTAATTCTTCTAACTCTAAATCTCCTTCGAAGTCTTTTTTCCACACAAATGCCGATAACGGTAATTTGTCATATACTGCACCATATTCTGGTATATAAGTTTCAAAGTATAATGCTTTACCTTGTATAGACTTAACAGTTACCCAAACACCTTCAACCAATTCTCCGTGACCTCTCTCAAAGTCATATAGATATTCTTTTTTTACAAAGACTTCTACGTGTGGTAAATTAGCACATAAAAATGCCATTATCTGTTATACATTTCCTTTCCTAATTTCTTAAATCTTCCAATTGGTAAAGATACATACTCTCGTAACTGTTTACCTCTTTTGGTTATATACTCAATTATCACTCTTTTATCTTTAACTTTAGCTTGTATTGATTTAACTGCTCTTTTAAAACTTCTATCTTCTATAACTTCGATAGGTGTTTGCTCAGCGTCATCTTTAAAAAAACTGAAATTTCTTTTGTTTGCCATTATATATTACTCCTCTTTATTGATATTAATTAAATCTTGTTCACTGTATTTTGCTTGTACTGAAAACATATTTTGTTTTTTAGTGCGAATAGGTTTTAAACCGGTTTCTCTATTTAAAAATTTATAATCCAATTTCACCACATCAAAGTCTTGTTTTATCTTTTCAGCAATTGTATAAGGATCAAATTCAGCACAACTATAAACATCTAATTGTATCATAGCAGGTACTGGTTCGTCCCAAACGTGTATGGCAATATGACTTGTTTCAATCACAGCAATACCTGTAATGCCACGATTACCTTCCATATTACAATACTTCACATAAGGTCCCATTAATATCTTCATATCAATAAACACGATAAGGTCTTTTAGCCACTGTGTTAAGTATTCCTCCTCCTTTGGAGGATTGTTAACTTCAGCCCTAATGATGAGGTGTTTGTGTACTAGTAAACTATTTTTCATCTTCTATTTATTAATACTTATATATTACAAGCTTCACAATTTTCTTCATCTTCTTCTGGCTTATCTATAGGTGCGTCATAATCAATAGGATGTGCCGGTTCGTCTTCGTCTTTTTTACTATCGTATGTGTTTTGATAATAAGAGGTCTTCCAACCTAATTTATATGTAGTTAATAAGTCTTGTGCCATTACTGATAAAGGTACTTGTCCGTCTTCAAAATGTTCTGGATTGTATGACCAATTGCCTGATATGGCCTGGTCAAAATACTTTTGCATTACTGCTACTATATTGATATAACCCTCGTTTGATTTCATATCCCATAGTAGGGTATAATAACTTTTTAATTTTTTATAATCTGGTACAACTTGTTTTAGTGGACCTTTTTTAGATTTCTTAACACTTAAATAACCTCTAGGCGGTTCTATGCCGTTTGTAGCATTAGAAACCACACTAGATGATTCAGATGGCATTTGAGCCGAGAGTGTGCTATGTCTAAGTCCAGACTCTTTAATTTCTTTCCTTAAGGTCTCCCAATCATAAGTAAATTTACGATCAACAATCTCATTTACTTCTTTTTTGTAAGTGTCTATAGGTAAGATACCATCAGAATATTTTGTTCTATTAAAGTATTCACAAGGACCTTTTTCTTTAGATAATTGGTTACTTGCTCTTAATAGATAATATTGGAAAGCTTCTGTTAATTTATCAACTTGTTTCCAACCTAATTTCTGTTCGTATGAATATCCTTTTTTAGCAAGATAGTGTGCTAAACCAATATAACCTATACCTAAACTTCTTCGTGCCTTGGTAGATATTTCAGCGGCCTTAACAGGATAATTTTGATGATCTATAATTTCATCTAAACTTCTTACTGCTAAATCACATAAAGGTTCTAATTCATCTAAATCATTTATAGTTCCTACATTAATGGCTGATAGAATACATAAAGCAATCTCACCATCACCATCTATATGTTCAATAGGATCGGTTGGTAAAGTTATCTCCTGACATAAATTACTCATTCTAATTTTATCTTTAAATGAGGAGTGAGTATTACAATGGTCGATATTCATAATGTAGATACGGCCTGTTTCTGCTCGTTCTTTTAATATACTACCAAATAACTCTTGTGCTGATATTTTTGATTTTTTTACTGATGTTTTTCTTTCAGCTGTTTTATATAGTTCATCAAATTCTGGAAAACCCCAAGCTTCATAGAGTTCTGGTACTTCGTGTGGAGAAAATAAAGTTATATCTTCGTTCTGAATAAATCTTTCATAAAATAGTTTTGATATTTGAATAGAATAGTCTAATTTTCTTACTCGGTTATCTTCACTACCTTTATTATTTTTAAGTACAATAATGTCTTCTATTTCTTGGTGCCAAATAGGAAAGTGAACAGTAGCCGAACCACCTCTAACTCCGTTTTGAGTACAACACTTAACTGTTGCCTCAAATTTTTTAAGGAAAGGAATAACTCCTGTATGTTGTACTTCACCACCTCTAATCCTAGAATTGATACCACGTATTCTACCAGCATTGATTCCAATACCTGCCCTTTGGGAAACATATGAACCAATAGCCATATCACTGGAGAAAATACTAGGCAAAGTATCAGCAACATCAACCAAAACACAACTAGCATACTGCTTGATAGGAGTACGTACACCTGCCATAACAGGAGTAGGAATATTAATTTTGAATTGTGAAATAGCGTCATAATATTTTTTAACATAAGTCATTCTCTTACTCTTTGGATATTTGGCAAATACGGTAGCCGATATCATCATATACATAAACTGTGGAGTTTCGTAAATATCTCCATTTGATCTATCTTGTACCAAGTATTTGTCTATTACTTGTCTTAATCCAGCATAAGTGAAAGTATAATCTCTTTCGTGGACAATCCAGTTTTCCATTCTGTCAAAATCTTTTTTCTCATAGTTAACTAGGATTTCGTTATCATAAATTCCTTTGTCAATACATTTTTTTATATGTTCATAAAAATGAGGATGATCCCAAAGTTTTCCAATAACTTGTTTTCTTAGTCCGTATAAAAGTAATCTGGCAGCTACGAATTGATAATT